CATCATCATATCTCCATTTGCACTTTGTAGATCCGCTCAAAGGGCAGCTATTACAAAGATCATACGGATTTACATTGTATTCTAATGCTGCTGCACAGAAGTTAGGATTTACACAATGTGATGTGATTTTTCTTAGTTGCTCTATATCAGTTATAGCAGCCATCAATAATGTTTTGAGTTTTGCATTCTCTTTCATTGTGTTGATAACCATCATGAGCGCTTCTTCTTTAGACATATCAGGCAACTTTATGTTATTCATATGTTTACTTGCATCCATATGCTACATCTCCTTAGTATAAATCATCAGAAATGAGGAATTTTGCAGCAGGATGATGAGAATTCAGCTGATTAGCTCTTCTTGCGATTGTTAATGCCTCTGCACGATCTACAAAACGGCCTTTAGAGGTTAAGAATCCTTGATCTTTTTCATCAATGAAACCTGTATATCCTAACTGGATAGCTGACCCAAAACAATCAGCGTGTCGATATCCACCTAAGATTATAGGCTGATCACTGTTATCTTTCTTCAATCTAACAGCTGCACATAGGATATGCTCGTCATAGTCAACATCTGATTTAGTAGATTTTTTCATGCTGTCAATTGTAGAGAAGCTACTGTAGAGTCTGAATATGCAGATGTCCCTACTTTCCCAATGAATAGAATGGCCTGCTTTGAGCTTACTGTAATGCTGTTCAAGTGCTCTTGCATACTTTTCAACAAGTCTGTGATTGCCAGGAACCTCAATGCAGTAGCTGTATCCTGCCTTAATAGCATTCATGTCATCTACATTATCAGACACCAAAACAATTGTAAAGATATTGTAGTTATATCCAATCTTAACAACTGCTTTGTCGATAGTAGACCAATTGATCTTCTGATTGATATCATCTTTATTTCTTGTATATTTCATTACATATACTCCTTTCTGAACTGTTGTTCACTTATCTTAACGATTCCCCAAGCATC